GTCAGCGAACTGACGGCGCAGCTGGAAGAAGAGCGCGGGAAGGTCCGGGAACTGACAGCGGCGCTTAAAGCAGCGCAGAAAGCGGACAAAAAGGAGAAGTAACCCATGTCTTACGCCACACCGGAACAGTTCATCAGGGCGTTCAGTGAACGCGAGGCGCGCACACTGACGGATGAAGACATGACGGGATTCATCGACGAAGAAAAGCTGGCCTCCGCGCTTGCGCGCGCCAGTGCCCAGATTGATGGCTATCTGGTGGGGCGTTACCGGACCCCGTGGCCTGACAGCCCGGGGATTCTGGTGGGTTATTGCTGCGATATCGCCCGTTATCACCTGGCGACCGATTACCGTATCTGCTCAGAAGAAATTCAGATGCGCTACCGGGACGCCATCCGCTTTCTGGAGAAAGTCGCGGCAGGACAAATCAACCTCGGGCGGGATACGTCCGGCAGCGTGATCCAGTCATCGTCACAGGTGCGTATCCGCTCCGGCTCCCGTCAGTTCGGGCGTGAGTCCACGCGGGGAGGTGCATTCTGATTACTGAAATTGAACGGGCGCTGGTTGAGCGTCTGCGCTGTGGCCTGGGGCATATGGTGCAGGATGTCCGCACCTATGCCGGTGAACTGGATGAAGACCCGGGCCGGATTGTTCGCAGCCTTCCGGCAGCCTGGGTGACGTTCGGCGGCATCGTGAAAACCGAACGCTATTCCACGTCACGCCGGAAATACATTGCCATCGGACGCTTTGTGGTTGTGGTGGGTGATTACAACACCCGCAGCGAACAGAGCGCCAGACAGGGAGGCTCTGTCCGGGATGAAGTCGGGACAAACCAGCTGGTTGAATCCGTCCGTCGCCTGCTGACCGGTCAGGATTTGGGGCTGGAGATTGATTATTTCGAACCCGGGCGGGTCAGGACGCTGTTTAACACCGGCGTGGCAGAACGGGCAATGTCCGTGTTTGCCTGTGAGTTCGATACCCGCTGGGTGGAGCACGCGCTGGAGAACGGCAAATGGCCGGAGCGCGGCGCAGAAGCGGACCGTCTCTTCAACCGCTACCACGGCAGGCTGTCAGACCCTGACCCGGATTTACTGCGAATTGGTACGCAATACGGCGCAGATATCTGTGGTCTGGATGAATTAAGAGAGCAACAGCATGAACAAAATGAAGGTTAAGGCGGCTCCCGGGGTGAAGTTCCCGATGGAGGATAACGCCCGGAAATACATCACCACGGAAGCGGTGAACGTTGAGAACACCGCTTATTACCGGCGCGCCGTTCAGGACGGTGACCTGATTCTGGTGAAGGATGAGCCTGAAACCACCGTGACGGCTGAACAGGACGCCGTGCAGGTAAAAGCGAAGGCGAAGAGAGAGAAACAGGTGGATTCCGATGAGTGAAATTCAGTTTGACACCATTTCGGGCGGTATCCGTAAGCCCGGTGTGCATTTTGAGTTTAATACCCGGCTGGCCGTTAACACGCTGCCGGGTAATGAACAGCGTGTTCTTGTGATTGGTCCGATGCTGTCAGGCGGCACCGCCACGCCCCTGAATGCCGTTTCCGTGTATTCCGAAGACGAAGCGGATTTGTATTTCGGGGCCGGTTCGCTGGCCGCTGCAATGGCGCGCGCGGCCATTAATGCCAACAGCTATCTGCAACTGGATGTTATCGGTATTGCAGACAGTGGCGCAGGAAAGGCAGCAACCGGCGCGGTTACCGTCAGCGGTACGGCAATCAGCAGCGGCACACTGTCGGTATGGGTTGCCGGTGAGCAGGTCACGGTGGATGTGGAAACCGGTGATGAACCGTCGAAAATCATTCCGGCACTGGTGGAAGCAATGACGCAGACGCCCTCGCTTCTGGTGACGGGGGAATACAAATCAGAAACCTCTCAGCTGACGGTGACCACCCGGACCAAAGGAGCCTGGGGGAATGACATTACCCTGTCAGCGTCCACCACGGCAGGCGGTCTGACCGTGAACGCCACGCCGATGGCGAACGGCGAAATGGACCCGGATATTCAGCCCGCACTGGATGCAGTTTTCGCCGCCGGTCACAACATTCTGATTTGTCCGTTCAGTACCACGCCAGCCCTTGCCGCCCTGAAGCAGCATCTGGAGAAAACCGGGAACGCGATGGAACAGCGCGGCGCGATTGGCTGTGCAGGCTGGACGGGCAGTCTCGGAAACGGGATCACCCTGGCAGCCGGTGTGAACAGTGGGCGCGTGTCCGTCCCCTGGTATCGCGGCTCCGTGAAGCTGCCAGCGGTGCTGGCTGCCATCTACGGCGCTGTGATGGCGGGCGAGGAAGACCCGGCGCGTCCGCTGAACTCGCTGGCGCTGTCCGGGCTGGATGTGGTCGCAATGTCACAGCGTGAAAGCCGTAACGAGCAGGAAAACGCCCTGCATAACGGCCTGACGCCGGTTGAGGTTGGCCCGGGTAACACGGTGCAGATTGTGCGTGCGGTCAGTACGTACACGGTTAACGCACAGGGTGTGACTGACGTCTCGTTACTGGATATCACGTCCATCAGAACGCTGGACTACACCCGCAAGGCGTGCCGCGAACGCATCAGCCTTCGCTTCCCGCGCGAAAAACTCAGCACCCGTACTATCGCAAAAGTGGAAAGCGAACTGTATGACGTGCTGATCAAGCTGGAGGAAGCGGAGATTCTGGAGAACGTGGAAGCGAACAAGGCAAAGCTGCGCGTTCAGCGAAACGGGAAAGATGCAAACCGTCTCGACTGCGTGGTTCCGGCGGATGTGGTTAACGGCCTGCATGTGTTTGCCGGTCGCATCGACATGATTTTGTAAGGAGCGCGGTAAATGTCCATTAAAGAATATGTCGGCTCGATTGTGCTGGAGGTGGACAGCCAGGAAATCGAGATCACCGACTTTGATGTTCAGATCAACACCGGGCGAAAGCTGGTCAAGACCATGAACAAAACCGGCAGGGCCAAAGGCTTTGCCCGTGGCATTGCCACTTACGATATTTCAGTTTCGGCGGTTATCCCTGATACCAACGAGCCGGACTGGGAAAATCTGGAAGGTGTGAAAATCTCAATTTATCCGCTCAGTAACAGCGGTAAGCGCACCTCTTATCTGGACTGCTTCACCGTTGAAGTGGGTGAGAAATACACCGTCGACAGTGAAGCGAAAATTGATATCAAAATGGCTGCACTCAGGAAGGTGACAGGATGACTTTGATTAATACACAGACTGGCGAACTGTCTGATGGCGTGGTGTTTAACGGCACCGTTCATAAAAACTTTGAGCTGCGTCTGCCGGTCATGCGTGATAACGGGCAGGCACTGGAAGAAACGGAAGAACGCTTTCAGACGGTGGATGGCTTCGCGGCGGATTATTACTACCGCTGTGCGGTGATGGTGGCAACGCTGGTCCGTCTGGGGGATATTCCGCAGGAAGAACTGACGGCGGAGCTGTTACACGACAACATGACGCCGGACGATTTTAATATTCTGCTGGCATCACGCAACGTCCTGAAGGTAAAGCGGAACGGCGGGAATCCCGGCTCGCCGGACTCCGGCTCGCAGTCCTCATCCTCGGGCGCTACGGAATAACCGAAGAGCAAATCATGACCATGAGCCGTCCCGAGCTGGACGGCTGGCTTGCCGCCGTTGACAGGCTGAACGGCGGCGGCTCAGGAAGGAAGGACACCTCACAGACCACCCGCCAGTCATTTAAATCCCTCAGAAAGAAACGCAGAAAAGGTAAGCAGAAAAATGGCCGGTAATTTCAAAGTTGGCATGACCCTGACTGCGAAGGACGAAGCCTCGCAGGTTCTGGAAAAGGGAAAAAAGAAGGTTGTAAAAGCCACTGAAGGAGTGGAAAAAGCAACCAAAAAGGCAGGTCAGGAACAGAAACGCACCGATGATGAGAGCGTCAACAGCACAAAAAGGGTTGTCACCGAATTACAGCGTGCAGCCCGTGCCCGGGAAACGCTTGGCATCCGTTCGGAGCATGAAATCCGTCGGGAAATCGCCCTTACTGAAGCCAGTTATAACCGCCTTGCCCGTAGTGGCGTTATGTCTGCCCGCGAACAGGCGCGGGCATGGCGTGCCACGAAAGAGCAAATCCGGGAACTGAAGCGGGAAATGCGTGGTGTCGGCACGCTGGCAAAGGCGGCCAATATTGGCGGCAACGTCCTGACGATTGGTGGTGGTATCGCAGCAGGTGCGGCCATTATGGCGCAGCCGGTCAAAAAGCAGATGAGCTACGAACGCCGGCTGGCAATGATGGCCAATACCGCCTTCAGTGATGGCGGGCTGGAAGGGCGCAGGGCTGGTCTTGAGCAGATGAAAAGCAGCATCCGTAACGCGGTGACCTATGGCGGCGGTACGAAAGAAGACGCAGCCGAAACACTGGATGCCCTGCTGAAAGACGGCATTTCATTTGACACAGCCAACAAGTGGCTGCCTGAACTGATGAAATACGCCACGGCTTCTGGTGCATCTGCAACAGACCTGGCCAACGTAATGGTCAAAGGAAAAAAGACCTTTGGATTCAGGGATGAAGATATTTCCACCGTTCTGAATATGGCGATTGCAGCGGGCAAAGAAGGCAGCTTTGAACTGAACGACATGGCCCGCTGGTTATCCCAGCAAATGGGCGCTGCGTCAGCTGCGGGGATGAAAGGCAAAGATGATTTCGTCAAGATTCTGGCGCTGAATGAAGCTGCCGCCATCACGGCTGGAAGCAGTGATGAAGCCGGAAATAACGTGGTTAACCTGCTGGCAAAACTGACCAGTAAGGATATTGAAACAGCGGCTGCGGGGATAAATTACAACGGTAAGGGAATCGACTTTTCCGGCACGCTGACTGAAGCACGTGAGAATGGACTTAATCCGATAGACGCGCTGTCCAGCCTGATAGACAAAATCGTTGCCAGCGATAAACGCTATCAGGAGCTGCAAAAGAAACTGGCCTCCGCCCGGGATAAAGGCGAGCAGACGGCTGTTTATGATTCGATGGCAACACTCCTTGAAGGCTTTGGTGTCGGAAAGCTGGTTGCAGACCGTCAGGCGTTGATGGCGTTGTTAGCCTACCGTAACAACCCTGAATACCGGAAAAAGGTTGAAGACGCGATTAATCAGCAGCGCACCCTGCCGGAAGGCCAGCGCGCGGGTGATGTGGATTTTAACTTCATATCCGGCCTCAATGACTTTAAAACCGAACAGGCTAAAAACACGCTTGAATTTTCACAAATGGACAGCATGAAAAAGCTGGCGGATGCGTCCGGTACTGTGGCCGATGCCATAAGCTGGGCGGGTGAAAAATTTCCGGGGCTGACCACAGCAGTGGTGGGTGCCACGACCGCGATTGAAGCGATGACCGCAGCGGCTCTGACATGGGCCGGGATCAAAATCCTGACCGGGGGTAAACCCGGTGGCAAGGCTGGCGAGGTTGTCGGTGATGTAATTGAAAACACGGTCAAAAAAGGCAAAGGATTTAAATTCCCCGGCATTGCCGGTAGCCTGCTTTCTTTCGGTGGCACCGTTACGGCACTGGCCACCGCAACCAGCCCGGAAGAAGACGCCGCCGTCGAAGGAAGCGAAGAACGCTGGAAACGCATCCGCGCCCGATATCCCCAGGAAATCATCGACGCCGCCCGCAAAAAATACCAGCCATGGTGGCAGTTTGGGGAAGGCTATTCCACCGAAAACGAAGAATGGTTGAGGCGCTGGGAGGAAGACACGAAAAAAGCCGCATCTGATGCCCTGCCATCACCGGCGCAGGTTAACAAAGCCGCAGGAAACACAACGCCTGAACCGGCATCAACGCAACCCGGACGCATCACCCAGCCGGAATACCTCACGCACTGGGGGCCACCTGCCAGCCCCATTAATTTCACCACACAACTGGTGCTCGATGGTCAGGTCGTGGCGGAGGCAGTGAACAAATACAACCTTCAGGACGGTAACAGAGGCACGGGAGGAACTTACTGATGGGCTGGGCTGAAAACCTGCAAAACGCTTCCTTTCGCGGTGTGCAGTTTGATGTACTGAACACGGATGAGCAAATCAGCCGCGACCATGCGGCCTATGAATACCCGTTTGTTGACGGGGCGGATTTGCACGACCTCGGACGCAAGGCGCGACCGTTCCGCATGACGGCGTTCCTGTGGGGGGAGTATTACGAATATAAACTCGAAAAGCTGATCGCCGCCCTGGACGAAGGCGGCGATGGTGAGCTGATTCATCCGGTTTACGGCTCCGTACCGTCGGTGATTGTGACCGGCTACAGCATTCGCCATGACGCAGAAAGCCCGGACAGCTGCACCATCGACATGAGCTTTCTGGAGAACCGCACCGGCAGCGCGTTGTTCAGCACCCCGTTACCGGAGCTGTTTGCACAGCAGTTATTTGAAGAACTGGATAAGTTACTGGCACAGTTAAGCGAATTATTTGACGCTGTTACGGCCCCTTTAAAGACCATTAACAGCGTGATTAAAAAAATCCAGACGGTACGTGCCACGCTGGTGAATACCCTGCTGATGTTCAAAAGCGATTTTCTCTCATCCATCGACAATATGATGTCACTGGCCAGCGAACCCGGAAAGTTTATCGGCGGGCTGGCAGAGGTGCTGGAAATCCACACGTCAGATGTCGGGCACGCGCTGCCGGTCGCACTGGTCAGCGGCGATAAAACGCCGTCTGTGGCACTTCCGCCGGATGCGTCCGTGGAAGACGTGCAGGACGTGAAAGCGGCTTATGCGGTTCTGGCAGCCTCAGAGCTGGCCAGCGTGGCGACGGCGATACTGTCAGATGAGGCCCAGTCAGAGCAGCTTATACCGGCGGATATCGGGCGACTGGTCGGGGATGTGCGCACCCGCTTACAGGCCGCCATCACGCTGTTCCGTGAACGCTATGAAGGCGAACGCGAACGGATAACCGAAACCGCATCACCGCTGGGGCTGATGTACCCGGAAATTATTCAGAGCATGAAGAACGTGGCGGCATCCGTGCAGGATGTCGGCCTGCTGGTGCTTTCACGCCGCCCACCGCTGACGCAGAAACAGGTGCAGGCGGACAGTTGTCTGCTGTTGCTGGCGTGGCAGTGGTACGGCGATTACAGCCGTGCGGCAGAGCTGCAACGTCTGAACCCGCAACTGCGTGACCCGAACAACATAACCGCCGGGATGGTGATTAATGCCTATGCAAAATAACGACGACAAAATCAGCCTGGTCATTGCCGGAAGGTCGCATTCTGACTGGAGCAGTTATCGTATTGACAGCGATTTCCTGAAAGCCGCCGACGGCTGGCAGCTTCAGCTGGGACTGCCTGAAAAGGTGTTCCCGGCGGATATCGTCCGGGGTGCGCCGGTCCGTTTGCAGGTGGGAGACGAGACGGTCCTCAGTGGTCGCGTGGACAGCGTGCGCCGCAGTGTATCCCGTCAGAGCTGCACGCTGACCCTGTCCGGGCGTGATGATGCCGCCATTCTGGTGGACTGTGCCGCGCCGGTGTTCAGCGCCAATCAGCTGACGCTGGACGAGGTCATCGACAGGATTGTCAGACCGCTGGGGATACAGCGCATCCGTATTCAGGCGTCCGGTGTGTCACGTAATGACAAGGTCGTTATAGAGCCGGGGATGCGTGCGTGGGATGCACTGGCCAAAGCTGCCGCCGGTCGCGGCTTATGGCCGTGGTTTGAGCCTGACGGTACGCTGGTTGTGGGTGGTCCTGACTACACCACCACGCCGGTGGATACACTGATTCTGAAGCTGGACGGTACCGGGAACAACGTGATGGAGCTGGACGATACCCGGTCCATTAACGGCTGTTTCTCCGAACTGACAGTGCTGGCCCAGAGCCACGCCCGCCGCGCAGACAGCAAGAAACAGGTGGCCGTGGTGCCGCTGGATATCTGGAACGAGGACGGCAGCGTGCGCACATTGTCCGGGCAGGACAGCGGTAATACGGACAGTGGCCAGACGGGCATTCATAACATGAAAGCCGTGGCCACCGACCCCACCGTGGATTATTACCGCCCGCAGATAATCACCCAGGGCGACACCAGTAACATGGAGCAGGTGAACTGGCGCGCCAAAAAAATGATGAGTGATGCCCGTCTGTCGGGGCTGGATATCGTCGCACTGGTTGCAGGTCATCGCACGGCGGACGGTGTCCTGTGGCAGCCCGGCCAGCGTGTGCGGATTGTCAGCGAACCCCACGGCATTGATTCCATCTTTTTCCTGATGGGGCGTGAGTTCAGCGGAGGCCGGAGCGGGCAGACAACCCGGCTCCGCTTTAAGGAGGATGGCGTGTGGATACCTGATGCCTTCCCGCGCGAGAAGAAACGCCATCACCGCAGGGGCAAAAAGAAAAAAGAGGTCGCCATTGTTAAGGTCTGGGAGAAATGATGTGGGACAAGGTTAATCAGCGCATACAGCAGGCACTGGCCGCCGTTCGCCAGGCATTCAGGGTGGTGACCGGTACGGTGGACAGTTCGACCAAAGTACAGTTGCTTCAGCTGAACGGGCTGGCAGGCGAACAGCTGGACGGTGCGGAGTATTTTCAACATTACGGCCTCACCACATCCCCGCCGCCCGGCTCGATGGGTATTGCCGTTCCGCTGAATGGTAATACCTCCCATACCGTCGTCGTGGCCACAGAGCACGGCGCATATCGCCTGACGGAACTGAAACCCGGGGAAGTGGCCCTGTATACCGACGAAGGCGCGAAAATTGTGCTGAAGCGCGGACGTGTGATTGAAACGGAGTGTGATATTTACCGGGTGAAATGTAATTCGTTTGAAGTTGAAGCAAAGGACAGCGCTGGTTTTATTACTCCCCAACTTACCGCAAGTGAGCAATTAATTGCTGAAGGGAAAATATCCGGTAATGGGGGTATGGCCATTAAAGGTGGCAAAGGAAAATATACTGCCACCTTTGAAGGCAATATCAACCACACAAGCGGTGTGATTACCTCCGTTGACGTCACCATTAATGGCGTTAAAATCGGAACGCACAAACACCCGACCCCACACGGCATGTCTGACACGCCGGTTAATTAAGTGCTGAACACCCTCACCTGATTCTGACCTGTCCATGCTGCCAGACTGGCGGCATGGACCAGACGATTTCACCTGCAACCGGCGACTACGAACGCCGCCGGATTTATACACTCCATAACGCGGTTTATCTGCGACTGGCGACACCGCTTGGCAGTTACTGGGCGGATGCGTCGCTGGGGTCACGCCTGCACGAACTGAAGCGGGAAAAAGACGTTTCCCGTGTTCACAGGCTGGCGGCGCAGTATGCCAGCCAGGCACTTCAGCCCCTGCTTGATGACGGGCGGGCAAAATCCATTACCGTTGACACGAAAGCGGGCCAGCGAGGCTGGCTGTTGCTGTTAATCACCGTCACGGATAACGCGGGCACACCGCAGACGTTTGAACACCCTGTGAGGATTATGTAATGCCGTTTCCTGTTCCGGGCGTTGCTGAAAACACAGAACGCCAGCTACGTGATATCGCTAACGCCCTGCCGGGAGAAACCATCGACACCGGCGCTGACAGCGATTACCGCATTCGTGCAAATGCCGTATCCGGCGTGGCGGACGGACTTTATATGCATCAGGGATGGATCCTCCGTCAGGTGTTTCCTGACACGGCAGACCCTGAATATCTGGAGCTGCACTGCCGTACGCGCAATGTTTTTCGTAAAAAAGCAACGGCCTCATCCGGTCCGGTAGTGATTACCGGCACACCCGGTAAGACGCTGCCAGCCGGTGCGGAAATTCGTGGTGAAGGTGTCAGCGTGGCCACCACAGCAGACTGCACCATCGGTGATGAAGGCAGCGCAGAGGTGACGGTAAAAAGCACCGCCACGGGTGTACAGACGAACGCATCCGCAACGCAGACGGCAACGCTGGTCAGCCCGCCGGAAGGCATCAACAGCACGGTGACGATTAAATCCCTGACCGGTGGAACGGACAGGGAAAGTGACACCGACCTGCTGGCGCGTTATCTGGATATCCTGCGCAGGCCGCCCGCTGGCGGTAACAAATATGATTACAAACGCTGGGCGCTGGAAGTGGATGGCGTTACCTCAGCATATGTGGAGCCGTTACGTCGTGGGTTGGGGACGGTTGATGTGGCCATTACGTCAGCCAATGACCTCCCTTCGCAGGAACTGATTAATGCCGTGCTGGCACATATTGAGGAAGTCCGCCCGGTCACAGCGAAGGACACAATGGTACTGGCCCCGACGAAAAAAGCCGTTGATTTCGTTGTTCGGGTAAAAACCAGCGGCCT